GTATAAGATTTGTACTTACCGCCACTCTTTTCGGATAGCAGTTCGTCAAAACTAGGAACTGAAGCTTGGTTCTCGCTTTCAGAAGTTAATTCAGTATTTGTAGGAACGTTTTGTTCTTGTGGTTCAGTTTTTGTTTCCGCAGTAGCTTCTACTTTTTCAGTTGGAGCTTCTTCAGTCTTAGGAGTTTCCACAGCCCCCTTATTTTCCGCCTCGTCTTTAATGTTAACATTTAAGCTTTTGGCAATCTGGTCTTCAAATCCAGCCATAATTAAAATTGATTAAATTAGTATTCAAGTTGCAAAATTAACAATTATGTTAATAAAAACAAAATTATCTCTTTCTTATTCTAGTTAAATCCGAATCTATGTCAGAACTAGCTACTTTTATGTGCTCAGTCTTAATATCTCCAGACATTCTTATTCTTTCCATTTCTCTTTGATGCTCTGCTTGTGCAAAAGCTTCTTTCATCTGATACTCAGCTTGAATAGACGATTGTTTAGACTGCATCTTAACTTGTTCTATTTGAGCGTCAGCCTGAGCCTTAGCCATAGCTGCTCTTTCTTGTATTTGAGCATTCATCTCAGAGTTTTGTTTAGCCATCTCCATCTTTTCTGCGTTGTACTTTTTTCTTCTAAGAACAAGCATTTGATTAGCAAGCTTAACGTTTCTTATTGTTCTAAGCAGTATAGCGTCCTCTATTCTCAACTCATCTCTAGATAGAGACATTTGAATATTGTTTTCTAATAAAGCTTTTTCCTCTTCATCTGGAAGAGCTTCAATAATTATTCCAAAATCATGAGGGTGTATGTCAGAAGTAACTTCAATGGTTTTCAATCCCATCTCTCCTATATTGTTGATATATCCAACATAGTTTTTGTTGTACTTAACAAAGTGCTGTATTCTTAAAGCAGCAGACTTAGCCGAGCCTTCCATTATTGAAAGGTAAGCTTGATTTAATCCTCTTGTAGCATTGTTTGAAGCAAGCAAGGATAGTTTTTGAACTCCAACTAAAGCTTCTTTGTCTGGAGCAACACCTTCTCTTGTTTCGTTAACACCAGTTACAGTTCTTATTTGCTGCATGTTGTAATTAACAATAGCCATTAACTCATTAAGAGCTCCTCCTATACCGCCAGATAATTCTTGAATAGGGTTAGGATTCCCCATTGTACCGTCTTCTTGCTGAAGTCTGTAGTAAATGTTACCAGTAGCTTCGTAAACATCTTGAACGTCTAAAGGAGTAAACTCACCACCATCGCCAAGCATTACGTTTTCTAAAGAACCTATTTCAAAAGCAGCTCCCTTAGGTTTAGCTTTTGCTATAAGTTGTTGAATCTTTAGGTGAGCAATTTGTATTTGGTCAGCAAAAGGCATCATTCTTTCTACCAAAGACTTGTTGTTTAAGTTTATTTGGTTAGGCATATAAACAGAATAAGACATTCTAACCTTGCTTTTGTTAGATTTAGGTCTTATCATATTTTCAGCTCTTCCGTAATCAAAAATAAATTCAGTTCCAATAATGTACTTACCCTTGTAAATCATCTCTACAGGGTTTGTTAGAATCTCTCTTTTGTATCTAGATTTTTTAGGAAGCTTATATTTGGAATCTCTTTTGTTTACTGTATAGTTTCCGTAAGCATTGTATTTCTTTTCATGCTTTAAATTATCAACAGTCTTAAATTCACCTTCTAAAACAGCAACTCTAAAACTGTCGTACTGATACATTTCATATCCCTTATAGTATGTTTTTTGAGTAGGAACATCTATTGGGTTATCGTATTTACCAGCAACATGATTAGCTATTTCTTCGTAGTCAGACTCTGTAAAATAATCACCAGCCATTTTTCTTATGTCGTGTATAGTATAGTATTTTACTTCACCAGCATGAGACATGTCACTAAAGTCTGGGTCGTTAGAGTGAGATATAATTAAGTTTGCAGGGTCTACATACCTAACGTGAACACCTTCTTTGTCGCTATAAGTTTTTGTTGCTCCAAAACCAACAACGGTTAAATCACGAATAACTCTTCTTGTAATCTCTTTCCAGTTGTTTATTGAAAAGCAAAGGTCAATTCCTTCTTCCATAGCTATCTCAACAGCTTGCTTGTAATTTAGCTGCATATGTAATTCTAACTCTTCAGCATCTGAAGGAAGCTTTTCATCACCACCCAAAGGAATGTCTGTCATTATCTCTAAGTCTTTTGTAAAATCACTAAGCATCATCTTAGCAGAAAGCCTCATTTCTTCTTTAAGCTTTTCGTCTTGAGCAACCTTATCTATACCAGTACATTTAATTTTGTAATCTTGATTTGTTAATCCACCAACAATTACATCTATAAATTTTGGTATTACTGGAACTACAGCCCAGTCAAGAGACAGGTAGGATAAGTCTCCGTTGTTTCCTAGTAATTTTTTGTACTTACCAACATTCTGCATTCCTTCTGCGTACTCTCTGTTGACAATGTACCTTCTTCTTCTTGAACCATAAAGACTTCCATCTTCTCCAGAAAAGTCTGAATACATCTTACTGAAATACTGCAAACCGTATTCTGGATTCATTTTTTCTTCTGGCGTAGCTAGTGGGTCTGGATAACCAGAGTAAATACCTTGTTTTTTAGACATCTTTTTTTTATATAAGTTTTGACATATTTCCAGAGTTGTCATACCTTCTTACGAATGGCTGTGACACTTTCTTTTCTTTTTCTATTCTCTTAGCATTTTTATTAGCAGCTATTAAAGCTAAACCACTAGCAATTGTGCTATCATATTTTGTTCTATTGTCTGGCTCGTATTGAGACCAGTCTTTTAGTAACCTTTCGAAATAACAAACTCCAAGTTCTCCGTCTTCGTTATATCCTATAAAATCATAGACATAAGCTTGAACCGAGTCTGATATTGCGTTAATAACAACTTTACCAGTTGTAGGCACTCCATATTCTTTTTGTTTTCTACTAAATTTAGTATGCGTGTGTTCGGGTCTTTGCATAAGGTAAGATTCATATCCTCTTTCCTTAAAGTGATTTATTAGTCCTATTTTATTGTTCTCTACTAATATTTCACACCCATAAAATTTACACATCATAACCATGTCTTCGTAAAAAATCTTTACTTTAGGAGGTCTCGCTAAATACTCACAAACAAAAGAGTGAGCATGTTCAGAGTCCATTCCAAATTTTTTAAAAACGTAAGCAGCCGCATCAGAGCGTCTACCATCAGTTGTTGTGTCGTGGTCCACTGGGTCACACCCAGCAACCATTATATCTTTATTTCCTGGAGTATTTATCTTATCATAGTAAAGGTTTTGGTCTTCTGTTGACGGAACCCAACTGATAAGAAACTTTCCTGTTTTGTCTGGCTTAAATGTAACTTCTGAATCTTGAACCCCATTTTTCCATATAAAATTTCCTTTAGTAACAAAACGCTCTCCGTAATCTTCTAAGTAATCTAGTTGTTGGTATATTTTTTCTAAATCAAATATACTATTATTTCCTTCCTTTCTAAAAGCCTCTTCTGGGCTAAAAGGATATTGTCTTTTTTCTTCTGATAGTTTTGACGTATCTACTATAGCCTCCCTTCTGTTTTCAAAATATCGCTTAGAGCCTATGTCTATCGTGTGACCTTCTATTGCTTCCGTAGGTTCTTCTGGAGTTTCTATTATAGAGTTTCCAAATTTATCTATAAAACCCTCGTATCCATCATACACTGGTGTAAAGTATCTGTATAGTCCAGACAAAGTATAGCCGTTAGCATCTTTGTTGTTAATGTCTGAATCTATCCATACGTTTTTTAACTCTTCCCCACCTTCAGTCATTTCATTAACTGTAGAAGGCATAAAGCACTTTCCGTATATGTTTATTCCCTGAGTCAAACATGGTCTCACAATCTGCCAGTTCTTTTTTAAACTAGCCTCTTTCCACTTACCAGCCTCATCAGACATGAAGAACTTTAGTTTTGTAGAGTCGTATGAGTTATCTCTAGTATTTCTAAAGTCTATTTTTGAATTAAGAGCTTCTGACTTAGAAATTTTCTTGTTGTTCTTAGTAATCTTTTCTCCAGGCTTTCTAAAGCTTAATGTTGATTTTGGATTATCTGTACCGTCAATAATTGGTTGAAAGAACTCAGGCATTCCTCTAAAAAGATAAACTACCTTTTCAAACAAATCTTTAGCATCTTTTCCTGTCTTTGACAACAATCCTCCATGTGCATTAAAGTTTTGAGTTGTGTAATACAAAGCCATAGCCGCTCCTTTCCAGGACGCACCTTCTCGTCTATGTTTTACCATAATCATACCGTAAGACTTAGGGTCTTTTGCGCACGCTTCCCAAAATGTAAAGAACCTTCTGTCTCTATCTCTGTAATCAGGATAGCCAACATCAATTTTGCACCAGTTTATGTAGTAGTAGTGTACCCCAGTAATATAAGTTGGTACACCATTATTCATAAACCACAAACCATGAAGTCTTCTTTCAAACTCCTGAGAAGCAAAAGCCTCCCTTTCTGAAGCAGACATTGTTTCCCAATTGTCGGGCAACTCTGTTCTTTTCCACTTCTGCTCGCTAATAGGTAGATTACTAAATAGTATATCTTCTTTTTTTGGTTTCTTAGGAATACATACTTTTAATTCAGATATTGTAAGTATATCACCTTCGTCACCTTTTTTTATAACGATTGGTTTGTTTTGCATACATTAAATTATACTAATATGCAAAAGTACAAAGATTAATTGTATGTTGCAACTTGATTTACTACCTTTGTATTTAAACTATTTATTTATTTATAAAAATTATTTATTATGGCAAATTTTATTTCCGTACCTGCTAAAAAGTATGGCTTTGAAGATTACACAATCGAAGAAGCTGCTGGGTACAAAACAATCGGTTTAAGTACCGAACACATTATCTACGCTAGAGATATTGAAACAAAAATTGGAGCTACTGCTGCTCAAACTGCTTCTAACAACAGTATTACGCTAACTGCACATGGTTTAAAAGCTAATGATGCTATTTACTTTAGTGCTGAGATTGAGCCAACAAACATTCTTGCTAACAGAGTATACTTTGTTAAGACTGTAGTTGATGCTGATAAATTTAGTGTTTCTGATACTATCGGAGGAACTGAGCAAGCTATTGCTGGTGACGATAC